CCCACCCCGGACCAGCCATGAGCGACCTCGACCCCCCCGCCCACCTCTCCCCCGCCGCCCGAACCCTCTGGACCCAAACCGTCCAAGCCATCCTCGAAGCCGGAACCATCACCCGCCTCGACCCCAACAGCCTCACCGCCTACGTCTCCGCAGTCCGCTCCCACCAACGAGCAACCCAGATCCTCGACCGCACAGACATCATGATCGAACGCGGCGGCACCCCAGCACACGGCCAACCCGGAGAACCCGGCTACCGCCCAGCCACCCCCGGCAAACTCGCCCCCAACCCCGCCCTCGCCATCCAACGCGAAACAGCGCAAGTCATCGCCACCTTCGCCCGCCAATTCCGACTCAACGCCGGACAACCCCCGGGACAACCCGCTGACCAGCCCGGACAACCCACACCCATGCAGGAGCCGCAGCCCATGCGGCCGGGCCGCTGGTGCGAGGAGCACGGCCGGATGGAATGCAGCGGGAACCGGTCAAGAGGACGGGGCATCTGTCATGGCAGCGTCATGGCAGGCCTGAGTACCTGCCGGATGCATCCGGGTAGCAACGCCGCGCTCAAGCACCTGGCCGCGAAGCTGGAGCGTGAGCCGACGTACGGCGTGCCGGTTCAGATGACGGCTGAGCAGGTCCTGGTGAACCGGTTGTGGACGCGGGCCGGGCACGTGAAGTGGCTAGGTGACCGGGTTGGCGAGCTGGAGGCCGCGGCCCTGACGTGGGGTACTGACCGGATCGTTGAGAAGTGGTGGGGTGAGTTCCCCGGTTCGGAGACGGTGCGCAAGGCCGGCCCGCATGTGCTGCTCGATCTGTATGACCGGGAGTCCCGCGGCTTGGAGGCGCTGGCCGCGAAGATCGTGGAACTGGGCTTGGCGTCGCGTCTGGTGACGGCTGCTCAGGAGCAGGGTGCTACGTTCGCGCGGGTGACTGACCTGATTCTGCATGACCTGGACTTGTCTTCGGAGCAGTGGGCGCTGGTGCCGGAGGTCGTGCCACGCCGGTTCCGGGAGCTGACCGCATGACGGCCTCACCGTGGCTGGCTCCGCTGATGACGGACTACGCCGTCGTCTGGTGCCCGGATCATCTCCGGCCGTATGAGGCTCAGTGGCCGCTGGGCGCGCCGACCGCGACGGTGTACGTGGTGGAAGCCGCGGCTGAGAAGATCGGCCAGGTAGATAGTTACGCGCGGCTCGCGGCGCTGGTCGAGGCCGCGCCGCTGTGCTGCTACCTGGACCGGTCCACGCTCGGCGGCATCTACGGCCGGACAGTCCCGCTGTGACGGCTGCGGGCTAGTAGTCCGTCCCGTAGCCTGGGGACTGTCCCCGGCCAGTCCAATCCTTCGCATGGATCACTGGTCACCTGGCCGGGGGCATCTGCCTAGCTGGAAAGGCCCGCATGTTCACGCTCGCCCTGCACCACTTCCTGATCCACGCCGGACACCTGGCCGTCGCCTGCCACCACCACCGGCATCATCACCGGCACCGTTTCCCGCTCGGGACGCTCTGCCAGTACGGCTACCGCCGCGTCGTCCACTTCGGCGGCCACCCGCGCCGGCCACTGTGGGTGTGGTGCATCCCGATGCACCGTGCCTGACCTCGATTTCACCGCACGGGCGAACGCGCTCCTCGCCGCATACGGCCGGCCGAGGCTCCTGTCCGGCTCAGCCACCGCAGCGGCCCTGGGCCTGATCTCCCGCAGTGACGTGCCGCCCGAGGACGTGATCGCGTTCAGGTACTCCTGCCGCGAGGAGGCCGAGGCCTGGCATGGCCTGAACGCGGAGCACTTCGGCCATCCGTCGCTGGGAATCGCGGCGCTGACTGATCCGGCTGACGGCGTGGTCGGCGTCCTGGACCTCCGGCGGCGCCCGGTCGCGGAGATGACCAGCGACTAGCCGGCATGGATGAGATCAGGCGAACCGCGGACACTGAGCCGTCAGTCGGGTCACGGCGGGCCTGGCAAGACTTCTGGGTTGACCACAGCATGTGCGGAGGTACCTGGGTCTACGTCGATGACCCAGGTAACCCGAGAGTCATTGCAGTTGCGGCATCATGCCGGCCCAGGACTAGCCGGATCGCGCCAAGACGACCGGAGCGCGACCAGGACCGGCAGGGGTAGGTAACCAGTAAGGGCCGGCGGGGTCCACCGCCTGGCGCGAATCTGGCGGCAACGGTTACTTGACGGTGAACCTCTCCAGGACTGCCCCAGGACCTGGCCCCGGTGACCGGTAAAGGCTCACGCTGTACGCCCGTCCAGGTGACTCCTGGCACCGCCCGGCCACTAGGGTTTTGACCATGCCCACAATGCCGGAACCGGCTCGCCTTGGCCTGCCCTGGACACCGGAGGAGGCCGCTGCCGTCCTTGGCCCGCGCGGGGACGCTGACCTGCTCCGCGATCTCGTGGTCAGAGTCCTGGGCCTGCCCGAGGTCGAGCCCGGACGGTGGGATGCCGCAGACCTCCTCGGCCTGCATGACGCGCTCCTGCCGTGGCTGCCCAGGCGTAGGCTGCGGCCAGAAGTCCTGACCCTGGAGGAGGCTGCGGCCTGATGTCTGCTCCGTCTGTCACGTCTGTCGCGTTTGATCAGCAGTCCTACAATCCGGGCCAGGCCATCACCGTCACCGTGACCGGGCTCGCGGGCAGCCAGGTCGAGGCCAGGGTTGTGACCGGTGAGGGAACGTTTACCGATGCCGCGACAGGTGTGACCAGCGTCCTGGCCGGATCGCTGGTCATCACTACCCCGGTGGAGGACACGACTGGTGCCGGCTTCGCTGACAGCGACGGCCGGGCCTACGCCCTCCAGTCCCTGACCCAGACACCGGCAGGCGTGGTAACCGCCGTGTTCACCGCCACGGCATGACGACCGGCACGGGCAGGCTAACCGACCAGGCAACTGGCCTGGCCGCGACAGGCACAGCCAGCTTCCAGGTCATGTCCCGGCTGCTGCCAGCACCGGGCACGGCATGGTTCGGTGCCTACCCAGGACCTGGCAACGCCCTGCCCGGTGCTTTCGAGACGCTGGCCGGCCGCCGGCTGGACGTGTTCATGCGCTACTACCGGCTTGACGCGGCCTGGCCTACCCCGTCAGACATCACCCTGGCCGCGGCCGGCCGGACTCTGTGCGTCTGCTGGGCCGCGCGGCTCGCATCGGGGACCTACCCGAAGTGGGCAGACATCGCCGCGGGCCGGTATGACGCGCAGATCACGGCTCAGGCCAAGCGACTGGCCGCGTTCGGCCGGCCGGTGTTCGCCGGGTTCGACAACGAGATGGACGGCACGCTGCGGATCGGCAACTCCGGGCCGCTCGCTGACTACGCCGCCGCGTACCGCCGCGTGGTCAGTATCTGCCGGCCGGTCGCGCCGAAGGTCGCATGGTGCTGGGTCGTCACGTCGTTCAACCACGCCGGGGAAGTCGCCGCCTATCCAGGTGATGAGTGGGTGGACTGGATTGGCTGTGACCCGTATGACGCGACCTTGGCCAAAGGCTCCCCGGCCAAGACTTATGAGCCGTTCATGACCTGGCTGGCCGGGCAGCCGTTCGGCCGGGGAAAGCCAGTCGGGATCTTCGAGACCGGGGTTCAGGGCAGCCCGGCAACGGACGCGGCTGAGGCCGCGTGGATCGCGGCGGTGCCCGCGGCGCTCTCCAGTCTCGGCTACCGGATGTGGCTGTGGTTCAACTCCTCCGGCGGGCTCGGGAACACGCAGATCGTGCCTGGCTCCCAGGCAGCGGCTGCTCTGCGCGCGGCCGGGGCGTCTGCGTACTTCACTCAGCCAGGTCCGGGCGCGTAGGCTCCAGCATGTGACGCTGACCAAGACGTACCTGGGCCTGAACGAGGACGGCACCCCGCACTACCACTACCAGTCAGACGGGCACGTGGTGTGGACCGGCCCGGCTTACGGACCTGTGACCACGAGCGACGGCACGGTCTATGACGTGTCCGAGCCGGTGATCGAGGTAGCCGGCCCGGAGCACGCGGGGGAGGTCGCGCACCTGATCGGCGTGCTGCATGAGAACCGGGGGCATCCGGCCCACATGGAGCCGGATAAGCCGTTCATCCATGCCTGCACCGACACGTGCGGACCGCTCAAGCGGGAGGTCCTGACCGGTGAGCCTGCTTAGCACGACCGGCGAGAATCAGGCCCTGGACTCCCTGTCGGGCGGCGCGACGAACCTGCTGGCCTGGGAGCAATGCCACACCGCGACGACCGGCACCACCGGCACCAACGAGTACGCAGGCGTCACCCGGCTGGCAGCCACGTGGAACGCGGCCGCCGGCGGTGCCAAGACGAACTCCGGTGCGCTGTCGTTCACCACATCCGGTGCCACTGCCGTAACCCATTTCGGGTCCTGGTCCGCGGTCACAGCGGGGACGTTCGGCATCGGGGCACCGCTAGGAGCGAGCGTCACTGCTACCACGATCACGGTAGCGTCCGGCGCTATCAGCCTGACAGCGACATAACCCGTGGGTATCTTCACCGCCGCCGAGTGGGATGCGGCGCTCTCTGGCCTGATCCGCGCGGACGGCACGGCATCCGCTGTGCTGCCTGATGGCCGGATCATCTGGACATTCGGTGACACCACGGCAGTTCGCGGCGTCAAGACGACCGGGTACTACGGGTACCCGCACGGGTCGATGGCCACCCAGATCCCTGGCACCCTGGATTTCGGCATGGTGCCGGGCCGGTATGGCGTTAACTACGGGGGCGGCCCGTGGCAGCAGGTGCCGAACTGGCCGGACGGGTCATGGTTCTGGATGTACAGCCCTGTGGTCGATGACGGGATGCTGTACGTGCTGGGCGTGCGGGTAGCTGCCAAGGCAGGCGGGTTCATCGTGCTCGGGTCGTATGCGGCTGAGTTCGACGCGGTGACCCTGGCGTACCGGGGAATCACGGCACTGCCAGACGGCGGATGGGGCGCAGCGGCTCCGGCGGCCGGCGGGTGGCTGGTGACCGGCGGCAGGCAGGTGCCGGGCTGCGTGCCCGGCGGCGGCCAGGACTGCAAGTACGGCGCGGTAGCGTTCGTGCCAGCCGGGGCGATGGGTGATGCCGGGCAGTGGCAGGTGACGGCGGACGTGATCATGCCGGACCTGATGCCGGGCACGATACTGGCGATCCTGCCCGAGGCGCCGGGCTGGCGGATCTTCACCAAGCGCGGTGACGCCTACCTGACCAACTCGATCGAGGCACTGACCGCGGCGGACCCGGCAGGGCCGTGGACACTGGCCGGCACCTGGCCCGCCCCGGTGAACCCCGGCGACCTGTCCTACGGGGTGCAGGCACACCCGGAGCAGGAAGCGCCGCCGGGCCAGGTGCTGGTGTCGTACAACGTGTCCGGCAGCGGAACTGACTATCACCCGCTGTTTCTGTACCTGCCGGTTACCTGATGAGGGGGCGCGGATGAGCAGCTACGACTGGGTAGAGTGCCTGGCCTGGGCCGAGACGGACGGCACCGCGTACACGGGTAACGGGTCGCTGGTAACGCTGCTACCCCCGGCCGCGAAGTACATCACGCCGGGCAGCAAGTTCTGGCGGGTCGGCAAGGCACTGCGGATCACCGCTGCCGGCCGGATCTCCAACATCGTGACCACGCCCGGCACGCTGACCCTGGCGGCGGCGGTCGGGCCGACCGCGAACATAGCCGCGTTCACGAGCCAGGCCCTGGCGCTGAACATCGTGGCCAAGACGAACGTGTCCTGGTGGCTGGACCTGCTGCTCACCTGCCGGTCAATCGGATCAGGCACCGCTGCGACGATCATGGGCGAGGGACGGTTCGAATCAGAGTCACTGGTCATCCCGGTAGCCGGGTGGATCGCCGGCAACCCGTCCGCGATGCAGCTTCCTGCGTCGGCCCCCGCAGCGGGCACCGGGTTTGACTCAACCGTGGCCAGCGTCATCGACCTTCAGGCCAACTTCAGCCTGACCGGAAACGCGATGACCCTGCACAACTACCGGCTGTACGCAGAGAACTGACCTGGCTCCGGCCCCGGTGAGGAGACCATGCCGCAGCCAGGTCTGAGGGCAAGGCGCCGGTTCCGGGCCGCTGAGCCCGGCGTCCCGTCAGCGCTGGGCAGTCCGTATTACGTCGCCCAGGCAGCGCCTGGCCCGACCACCACCTCCACTGTCGTGCCTGTCCGGTACCCGACCAGCGCAGGTGACGGCATCCACGTGGCGTGCGGCGGTCCCGGCTCCGGCACCGTGGCCGTGTCCGGTGTCACCGACAGCCAGGGCAACATCTACACCAAGGTCGCTGAGGTAGCGCCCTCGGGGACGCTGCTGCCCGCGAGCGCGTGGGTGGCCCTGAACTGGATGCAGCCCGGTGGCCGGACAGCGGCCCTGAGCACCGCGGACACAATCACGATCGCCTACAACTCAGCCACGAACAACGGCAAGACGGTAACCGTGATCGGGCTGCCGGGTGCGCAGTCGGTGGACCAGGCAGTCACTGCCACCGGGTCAGGCACCGCCGTGTCCGTGACCTCGGGATCGCTTGCGGGCACGCTGGAATGCGCGGCGTTCACCGTTGTTGACGGGTTCGCAGGCGGGATGCCGGGTGCTTTCGGCCCGTTTACGCCGCTGGTCAGGCAAGGACAGAACGGCGCCACGCAATGGCAGGCCACCGGGGCTGAGCTGGTCGCCTCGGCAGCGGCTATCACCGCAACGGCGACGATCACGTCAGCGGCCTGGTCGGCACTGCTGGTCACGTTCAGCCCGGTACGGGGGGCGCCTGCCGGATCGGCCGGGAGCATGAGCCTGGCCGGTACGGCAGCGGGCCAGGCGGCGGCGGCCGGAGCCGGGTCCATGACGGTGGCCGGCTCAGCGGCGGCAGCCGGTGCCGCCTCGGCTTCGGGGGCAGTGTCGGTTACCGGGTCTGCCACCGGGGCGGCTGCGGCCGGGGCATCCGGGTCCATGTCTTTCGGCGGGTCAGCGGCTGCGGTTGCGGTGGCCGGCGCGGCAGGGTCCATGACGGTAGCCGGGACATCTGCCGGAGCCGCAGTGGCCACCGCTGCGGGCTCGGTCTCGCTCGCCGGGTCCTCTGCCGGAGCTGGTGTCGCCAGCGCGGCCGGGTCGCTGGCTCTGTCCGGTTCGGCGGCCGGAGCCGGAGCTGCTGCCGCATCGGGTTCAGTCGCGTTCGCCGCGACCGCGACGGCGACCTCGCCAGGTGCCAGCGCGGCCGGGTCACTCATCTTGTCCGGGGCCTCTACCGGTGCCGGGGTTGCCAGCGCGGCCGGAACGGTCACCTTGGCCGGATCAGCGGCCGGTGAGGGAGCCGCAGCGGCGGCGGGCAGCCTGTCTGTGGCAGGGTCTGCTAGCGCGGCAGGCTTGGCCTCGGCCGGGGGTTCGGTGACGTTCACCGGTTCCGCATCTGCCAGGGCAGCCGCGGCCTCGGCCGGGTTCCTGACGGTGGCCGGGTCTGCTACCGGAGCCGGCGCGGCCGGATCTGCCGGGAGCCTGGTCCTGGCTGGCACAGCGACCGGTACGGGACCGGCGGCCACCGCTGCGGGGGCACTGGCCCTGGCCGGGATCTCCGCAGCCAGGGCTCCGGCTAGCGCCGCCGGCGCGGTGATCCTGGCCGGGACAGTTACCGCACGGGCGGTGGCCGGAGCAGCCGGCGGGCTGGCGGTAACCGGTTCAGCTACCGCCGCCGGCCCGCCGCCACTGCATGCGATCAGCCTGGATGCCGGGCCGCCGCGGGCAACCTGGGATGCCGGGCCGCCCGGCCGGGCATGGACGGCAGGCCCTGCTCATGCCAGCGCCTGGGCCACCGGTCCTGGAGCCGGGCGTTACGATGCAGGCAGTCCGCGAGATGGTTGGGCAGCGGGCAGCCCGCACGACTGAGGAGGCCCCGCATGTCGCAACTGGCTACCTCCAGGGTCCTGGTCCAGTTCCCGATCAGCGGGCCAGTGAGCGCAGGGAACCTGACGCAGTACCCGGTTGAGGTGGCGCTGATCGCGGACAACGGCGCGGAGCCTGCTGACGGTGACTACCATGCCGGGTCATGGATCGACGGTGAGGCCGCGTTGCTGGTCGGCCCGGCTGGCGGCGGGTTCCCGGCCGGGGTGATCTACCCGGCTGGTGACTACATGGCATTCGGGCGGGTCACTGCCGGGGTCGAGCGGCCGGTCGTCAAGTCCGGCCGGTGGAAGATCGGGATGTGACCCGGTGACCATCACCCGGCCTGGCTACTGCGCTGCTGATGACGTGTTCATCGGCGCCGGAGCCGCAGGCGTCATTAAGCCACCGCCGGAGCATGCTGACGATACGGCGTGGCTGGCGGATCACTGCTGGGTCTGCGAGCGCAGCCGTGCGGAGATCGACGCCGCCCGGCGATGACTGACCTGGCGGGCCTGGACGCTACGCCGTGGGAATACGTCGCACGGCACTTCGAGCCGAAGATCAGGACCTACCCCACGCCGGGGAGCCTGGCCCGGACCCTGGACCGTACGACCGGGACTTCCCCCGCTCTGGACCTGATCGACCGTGAGCTAGTGAGCCTGACGGACGGCGCCGGCGATAACGACGCGCTGATGGTGCTGATGCCGCCGCAGGAAGGCAAAAGCCAGCGGGCATCCCGCCGGTACCCGGAATGGCGCCTGGAGGAGGACCAGACGCTCCGCATCGCGATCGTGTCCTATGAGCTGGAGATGGCCTTGCGGTGGGGCCGGGACATCAAGCAGGACATTGCCCTGCACCCGGACATGCTGCCCATCTCGATCCGCCGGGACTCTACCGCAGCCGGCCGGTGGGAGACCCCGCAAGGCGGCGGCGTGTACTGCGTGGGCATCGGCGGGCCGCTGACCGGCAGGCCGGTCGATCTCCTGATCATTGATGACCCGGTGAAGGACCGGGCAGCGGCCGAGTCAGACAAGCTCCGGGACGTGGCCTGGGACTGGTGGGAGTCCGTTGCCCTGACCAGGCTCGCGCCTGGCGGCAAAGTCGTGCTGATTCAGACCCGCTGGCATGAGGATGATCTGGCCGGCCGGATCTTGTCCAGGCCAGGGCCGCTGCGGTGGAAGGTCATTAAGATTCCGGCGATCGCAGAGGAAGATGACCCGCTGGGCCGGGAGCCCGGAGTCGAGCTCCGATCGGTGCGCGGCCGGGCTCCTGGCCACTTTTACAACCTGCGCCGTGGCCTGTCGCCTTACGTGTTCTCCGGCGTGTTTCAGCAGACGCCGACCGCGCCGGAAGGTAACTTTTTCCGCCGGGCTACGTTCCGGTACTGGAGGCCGGCTGAGCCGTGGCCTGATGGCCGGCAGCGGATCGAGACGGAGGCCGGGCCGGTCACCCTGGCGGACTGCTGGATTTTCGCGACTGTGGACGTGGCCGCGTCGGTCAAGACGAGCGCGGATTACACCGTGATCGCGGTGTGGGCTATCACGGTTTCCGGTGATCTCCTGCTCCTGGACCGGGCCAGGGACAGGGTGCCGGAGCATGACCATTTCAAGCTCGCCGTCCCGCTGCGGGACCGGTGGCACTTCCAGGTCCTCTACATCGAAAAGGGTTACTTCGCGACGACGCTGATAGATGATGCCCGAGCGGCCGGGTGGCCGGTCGCTCCTCTGTCCGCGGATACGGATAAGGTCACGCGGGCGATCCCGGCAGCCGGGCGGCTCCACGCGGGCCGGGTCTACTTCCCGGCTGAGACCTCCTGCTCGCTGTGCAGGCATCCGCCAGGTTGCGGATGTGAGCACACGTGCCTGCCGTGGCTGAACTCCTGGTGTGATGAGCTGGCCGCGTTCCCGAAGGCAACCCATGATGATCAGGTGGACACGCTGTCGTATGCGGCTCGGGTCCAGTCTCATGAGTGGGCGCCGCCGAAGTCACTGCCGCGGCCGGGCCTGAACCCGGCTGAGCAGGCGATCGAGATGGCCCGAGCCGCCGCGACCGGGCACGCCGGCAACGGTCACGGCGGGGACCTGGACATCATGAACCTGGCATACTGACCTGACCTGACCGGCGCGGGGTGGTGCAGCTCGGTAGCACGCCAGGCTCATACTCTGGAGGTCGCAGGTTCAAATCCTGCCCCCGCTACTCACCTCAACTAAATGATGATGGGAGCCTGGCCGGGCCGGACTATCACCTGGCGCCGGCTGGTCTCCGGCACTGATCAGCCAGGCATGTTGCTAGCAGCCTGGCGACCCCGCGGGATCGAGGCCCAGGACAAACGCCGGACGGCGGTCCTGGGCCTCACCTGTCGGAACCGGCCGGCCAGGGCGTATGCTTCGGCCCATCGGGCACGCGGCAATCCTGGACCGCGGGCGGGGGAAGCGTAGCGGCCAGGAGGTTCGGCTATCGCTGCCCGGCTCGTGCCTCCTACCCAGGACATCGGCAAGCCCGATTTCTACTGGGGGACCTGGGGTCAGGGCCTGCTCACCGAATGGTGGGAGACCGCTGCGGACCTGATCTGGCCGCAGTCTGTGATCACGTTCGGGAAGATGCGGCATGACCCGCAGCTCAAGGCTGTCCTGGGCGCGTTCATCTACCCGATTGTCCGGGCGAACTGGCAACTGGACGGTGAAGGTTGCCGGCCCGAAGTTGTCCAGCGATGCGCGGATAACCTCGGGTTGCCGATCGCCGGGACCGATAAGAAAATGGGTCCGGCCCGGCGGCGCGGCGTCATCTGGCAGCGGCACGTCCGGCAAGCCCTGTATGCCTCGCTGGTGTTCGGCCACATGCCGTTTGAGCGGCGCTATGAGCTGATGCCAGACGGGTTCTACAACCTGGCGGGCCTCGGGCCGCGGATGCCGTGGACGCTCGCGACGATCCGGCTCCAGGACGACGGAACCCTGGACAAGATCACGCAGACCACGCAGGCTGAGCCGATCCCCGGCACCCGCCTGGTCTGGTATGGCCATGAGATCGAGGGCTCCGCGTGGGCGGGCATGTCGATGCTCCGGCCCGCGTTCGGCGCGTGGCTGCTCAAGCATGAATCCTGGCGGGTCCACACGACCTCTATCCGCCGGTTCGGGATGGGCGTGCCTACGGTTGAGGCCCCGCCTGGAGCGACGGCAACCCAGGTGGCGGAAGCTCAGGCCCTGGCCGCCGGCGTGCGGGCCGGGGACCAGACCGGGGCGGGGATGCCATCGGGTTTCAAATTCGGGCTGACCGGCCTGACTGGCTCGGTACCGGATGCGGTCGGCTGGGTCCGGTACCTCGATCAGCAGATGTCCAAGATGGCGCTCGCCGGGATCATCGACCTGGGCCAGACGGAGACAGGCTCCAGGGCGCTCGGGGAGACGTTCCTTAACCTGTTCATCCTCGCGCTCCAGGCCATCGCGGATGACGTGGCGCTGACCGCAACGTCAGGCTGGCCGGGGATGCCGGGCATCGTCACTGACCTCGTGGACGTGAACTGGGGTGAGGATGAGCCGGCGCCGCGGGTCATCTGCCCGGACGTTGGCGAGCAGCATGAGGTCACCGCCCAGTCTTTGTTCTGGCTGCTCCAGTTCGGTGCGCTCACGTCTGATCCTGAGCTGGAGGCGTTCGTCCGGCAGGCATGGAAGATCCCGCAGCGCAAGACGCCGCAGCCGGAGGTCCTGCCGAAGCCGCCGGGCGGGGGGAGCCCGCCGTCACCAGCGCCGGCTCCAGCACCGGCACCGGGCGGCGGGCCGACTCCCCCGGCTCCTGACCCGAAGGCGGGCCGGGGCGGGGTCCGGGCGGGCAGGCTCTCCGGGCTCCGGCGCGAGCTGACCCCCGCTGAGGTCCGGGCCGGCTTGGACCCGCTGGCAATCCAGGACCAGTGGGCAGAGTCCCTGGACCTGCTCCTCGCGCAGTGGCCGCCGATCTTCCGTGACCAGCGGGACGCGCTTGCTGATCAGGTCGCCGCGCTCGTGGACAAGGGCCGGGTTGACAAGCTCGCCGGCCTGGCAGTGGATTCCTCAGCCGGAGCGGCGCTGCTCAAGGACGCGATGATCACGCTGGCCGGGCACGCGGCCGCGGAGATGGCTGCTGAGGCAGCGAGCCAGGGCGTGACGATCTCCCTGGCCAGGGCGAAGGTGTCCGCTGCCGCGCTCGGGAAGGTCGCCACCGCCAGGGCAGCCCTGGCCGGGTCCTACATCTCCGCTGCGGCAAGCCGCCGCGCGCTTCAGGTAGTCACGGAGCATGACGGTTCCGAGGCAGCCGGGTTCGTGTCTGAGGCTCTGGACGGGCTGTCGCAGATTTCGCTGCGGGACCAGCTCGGCGCGGCGCTGTCGGCGGCTCAGAACGCGGGCCGGGTTTCCGTCCTGGAGGCCGCGCCGGAGTCAGCCGGAGACGCGCAGTACGTGGCGACTGAGGTCCTGGATGACAACACGTGCGACCAGTGCGAGGCCGAGGACGGCATCGTTTTCGCTTCCCTGGAGGAGGCTCAGGCCGCTTACGCGAACGGCGGTTACATCGACTGCCAGGGCGGGGAGCGATGCCGGGGCACAGTCATGGCGATCTGGTCCGGGCAGGAGGCCGCATGACGGAGCCTGTGACCATGCCGCCGCTGGTGACGATCCCTGGCGTGGATCTCCTGGCAACGGGGTCGTGGAACTTGTCGACTGGTGAGGCGACGTTCACCGCGGAGGACCTGGCCTCTGCCGTCGCCGCCGCTCAGTGCCCGGCCATCGGTAACCCGGTGATCAAGCTCGGGCATGTTGACCCGCGGTTTGACGGCGAGCCCGCGGTTGGCCATGTGTCCGGGATGGCGCTGGCGAACTCCGGCAACAAGATCAAGGGTGACCTGGCCGGGATACCGGGGTGGCTCGGCGCGTCGATGAACTCCTCCTACCCGTCCAGGTCGATTGAGGGCGTGTGGGATTTCCAGTGCCAGATCGGGCACGTGCACCCGTTCGTGATCACAGCCCTGGCGCTCCTCGGAGTGAGCATGCCGGGCGTCGGCGTCCTGTCCGGCCTCCAGGACGTGGCAGCCCTGTACGGAGTAGCAGCGGCCAGAGGCGAGCCGGACAAGAGATGGCGACTGGACCTCAAGGCAGGAGGAACGATGCCGGACACGGTGATGGCCGCCGGGGTGACTACGGAGGATGTCCGCCGGGCCTACTATGACGCGCCGGAGACCCCGTTCTCGTACTGGATCACGGCGATGTACCTGGACCCGCCGCAGCTCATCGTCTCTGATGAGACGAGCACGGATATGTACCGGGTGCCGGTCACGATCAAAGGCGGGGCGGTGACCTTCGGGGAGCCGGTGAAGGTGGAGATCGAGTACCAGGACGTAGCCGCCGGGCGGCAGGTCGCGGTCTGGGCGAGCGCGGCAAAGTCCAGGTCCGGGACTGTCCGTGCGGCTCCTGCGGCCGATGCTGACCCTGATGATGACCCGATGGCGCTGTGCGCTGCTCTGGATGCCACGTTGGACCAGGCAAGCGGGCTGCTGTCCGGAGTCGATCTGACGACGCTGCCAGCCGAGGTGCAGCAGGCCCTGGCCCTGATGACCGCGGCCGAGGCAACGTGCGACTCGATGATGGAAGCGATGGGCATCCCGGACCCGGATGACCCGGAGGAGAGTCAGGCCGGGGGGCCGCATGGCTCCTACACCGGCACCCACTCGCACGCGCATTCCCCGATGGGGAGCCAGGGTTCCGACGCGACCCATGACCACTCGCATACCCATTCCGGGGATGCGGTCCATAACCACGCCCACGCGGGCGCAGGCAACAGGAGAGGAGGCTCCGAGGTGGACTTCACCGACGAGCAGATGGCCGCGCTACGCGCATCGCTGGGCCTGGCAGAGGAGGCTGAGCTGACCCCCGAGGTCCTGGTCACGTCCGTCGCCTCGCTCGGGACCCAGGCGACTGCCGCAGCCGGGGCGACCAGGCGGCTGCCGCAAGGCGTGATCGCAGTCGAGCAGGAGGCGTGGGACGCGCTGAACCACCGGGTGCAGGCCGGGGAGCAGGACCGGCAGGCCAGGCTCCGCGGCGAGCGGGATCAGGTCATCATGGCCGCGATCCGGGACGGGAAGCTGTCCGTTGCCCGCCGCGGCCACTGGGAGCGGCTGTGGAACGCGGACCCGGAAGGCACGCGGGAGGTCCTGGCCGGGCTCCAGAAAAATGTGATCCCGGTCGATGACCTGGGCTCCGCAGGCGGCGGCCTGGGCGATGAGCTGCTGGATGAGGAGTACCGGTCGCTGTTCCCGCCAGGTGCCACGACGGGTCAGCAGGGCTGACCTGGCATGGGTGACTACACGCCGGTTTACCTGCCGGGGGACGTGATCACCGGGACTGCCTCAGCGACGGTGACCGGCCGGCAGCTCCTGGAGGTCACCGGCAACGGGACAGTCGGCCCGACTGCGACGCTCCAGTCAATGAAGATCGTTGGCGTGGCAGCTCAGGATGCGGTCGCACCGGGCCGGGTCACGTACTACGGCCGGGGCACGGTGCACGACAACCTGGCAGATGGCACGGTCACCGCCGGGGATGCGGTCGGGTCCACGGCCACGGCCGGGCGTGAGGTCAAGACGATTCCACCGCCGTCCGTCGATGTGGGCGCGGCCTTCAACCAGGCGGCGGATAACACGGCGATCAATGCCGGAATCCAGGGTAGCCGGGCCGTTCTCGGCGTGGCTTTGACTACGGCGGCGGATGGCCTGAAGGTCCGCTGGATGCAGTTCTGAGCCTGGCCGACCGGCCCGGTCAGAGGAGCAGGAGGAGGAGGAGGAGGGCATGGGCGACTACTCGCCAGTGAACAGCTCAGATGCCACGCCGTATACCAGGACGGCCGGCGCCACGATCGTCGGCGGCACCCTGGTATCTGCCTCGGCTGATGAGACGGTGATCACGTGCGTCACCGGTACCAGGCCGGTCGGGGTCGCGGCTCAGGATGCCGTGACCGGGGCGCGGTTCACCGTCTGGCCGCTGCCAGGCATCATCCATGAGGTCACCGTCGAAGGCGTGCTTGCCGTCGTCGCCGGGAACACGATCATTCCCGGAGCCACCGGGTTCATCAAGGCCGGAGCAGGCCTGGCCGCAGATGCGGCAGCCGGCACCTTGATCGGCATGGCGACCAGGGGCGGGACCGGCGGGACCGGGACCGGCAAAGCCAGGTTCATCGGGACCTGATCAGAGGCCCGCGGGCCTGTTAGCTCACCCGGCACGAAGGGCCGGACTCAGGAAGGGAAACGGAGATGCCAGGTACGTACCCGGCCGGGCCGCCCACACTATCGGGTGACCTTGAGACGATATCCAGGTTCTTGCAGTCGCCAACTCAGATCAGGCGGCGGCTGCGGGACTATACCGATCTGCGGTTCGTCGCGGATCAGGTCCTTACCCAGCGGTTTCGCACGGCAGGCGGCGCGGCTCTGTATGAGCTGTCAGAGCCGTTCGTCACGGACCGGACGGTTGAGGCTGTCGGACCGGGCGCGGAGTACCCGTTCGCGAACATGCCGACCGGTACGGCCGGTATCGCGGCGGTGTCGAAGTGGGGCCAGAAGGTCCGGGTTACTGATGATGAGATCGCCCGGAACGTCTATGCCGGGCAGACCATCGACCGGGCGCTCCGCAAAACAGTCAACTCGATCATCTCCCAGGTGGACGGCGTGGCGATGTCCGCGGTGGCCTCAGCGGTGATCGCGACCCAGGCCGCGTCGGCTGCCTGGTCCACGGCGACCCCGAAGATCCTGCTAGACATCCTGCTCGCCAAGAAAGTCGTCTTCGCCAAGAACCTCGGTTACAAGCCGAACACGCTCCTGGTGGATGACACCCATTACGCCTACATGATGGCGGACACGGCGATCACGAACGCGCTGCGCAGGGAGACCACGGACAACCCGATTTACACCGGGGCCATCGAGATCATCGCGGGCCTGACGATCGTCGTGTCCCCGTCCGCGGTCGCGGTCAACCCGTACGTCCTGGACGCGGACCAGCTCGGCGGCATGGCCGATGAGATGGACGGCGCACCAGGGTACGCAATGGACCAGCTCGCCGTTCAGGTCAAGTCGATCAGGCTTGAAGGGAACGACGCCTGGGACCTCCAGGGCCGCCGTAAGACGGTCCCGATCGTCCAGGAGCCCGGCTCGGCCTGCGAGATCACCGGCGCCTGAACCGGGGTGCTGTAACCAGCCAGAGGCCGCGGGGCCTGGACGCAAAGGGAAGGGAGCCGGTTATGGACCGGGACACCACGCTTGTCGGGCGGGACCCCGACAAGGAGTATGTCGTCACAGGTGCCTACGTGACGATGAACACGATCACCGCTCAGGGCCTGCGGATTCTCGGGTACGGGCCGGGTGCCCCGGTGCCGGCTGAGGTCCCGTCCTGGCAGTTTGATCATCTGCTGAGCCACGGCCTGATCTGCGCGGTCGGTGAGGAGCCGGTGTCCACGACCGGGCCGACGCCGGAGATCGTGGCTCGCCAGGCCCTGGATGAGGTGACGGCGGCCAGGATGGAAGTTGCCAGGGCTCAGGCCCGGCTGGATAACGCGCTCGCGTTGCAGCAGGCCGCTGAGGCGAACGTGGACCATTCGCGGAAGTCCGCGGAGGCGGGGGCGGCCAGCAGGGCAGCGGCTCAGGATCGGGTCACGGAGTTCGGCGGCGGCGGTGAGCCCGGCTCAGGACCCAAGCCGGACCAGGCCAAGCCGGCAGGCCGGACAGGCAAGCTCACCGGGACAACCCCGGCAGGTAAGGACTGATCTCGCGGTGGCTGAGGCATGGGCGCCGACCCTGGATGACGTAGCACGGCACATCCCGTCCCGTACGCGGGACACGAGGACGCCGGGCTCTGACGCCATGCTCGGGACGTTCACTGCCTCGACCACCCCGACTGATGACCAGGCCCAGGCCGTCATAGATGATGCGGTGAACACGGTCCTGTCCCAGTCCGGGCCGGTCCCGGTGTTCACGGCACCGTCCGGGCCTTTGGTCCAGCGGGCCGCGCGGGTCGCCGCGGAATGGCGGGCGGCGGCGGACATCGAACTCGCCTACCCGGTACGTGATGCTGACGTGCGGGTGGCTGCGCAGCTCGACCAGCGGGCCAAGGACGCGCTCATGATCCTGCTCAGGGCGATGGTCGAGACTCAGACCGGAGCTGTTGAGGCGGTGCCGCTGTGGCAGTCCCCGCTGCCTCCGGCCTGGGCGGACCTGTCGCCTGGGTCCGGTGCCGACTCGATCGGCTGGCCGATCGGACCAGGGCGGTGAGCGGGCATGGCTGATGAGGTTATCCGCATCGTGTGGGATGACGGCGCGGTCCGTGCCTGGACGCGGCAGTCACCGGAAGTGCTGGCGATGGTGGACCGGATGGCTGCGCTGGTCATCGTCGCGATGAAAGCGGCGATACCGGTGTCACCGGTCATGCCTGTCTATGCCAGGCCCGTGCCCGCCGGGTCGTCCAGAGGCCAGGTGTACCGGGGCCGGGGACTGGCGCTGCCCAAAGGGCCGGACGTGTCCCGGTACCGGGCTGCCGGGGACGCGCCGCTGCGCCCATCTGGGTATACCCGCAGCTCAGTGCGGGCGTTCCGCGAGCCGGACGGCGCGGTCATCGTCGGGCCTACCGCGCCGTGGTCACGGTTCCTGAATGACGGCACGCCGCCGCATGTCATCCGGTCTACCGGTCCGTGGCCGCTGCGGAACCGGGCGACCGGCCAGGTATTCGGCCGTGAGGTCCATCATCCTGGCACCCGCGGCGCTCATTTTGTCGAGGCCGGTGCCGCAGCGATCCACGGGCTGAGGGTCCATGTGCCCTGACCGAGCGGGCCTGAGCGGCACGCTAAGCCACCGGCCGGCCGGTGGCTTGTGGATGTACCGGGCCGGCCAGGTTCGCCTGGCTCCGGCTCAGGAGGCTGCGGCAGCGGCCGTCCTGGCAGCGGAGGTGCGTCATGCTCGCGGCTGAGACGGCGATCAGGTCCTGGGTCAACAGCAAGCCTGGTCTCGTCGGACCGGGCAACCCGCTGGCCGGCGGGGCGTTCCTGCGGCAGCAAAGATCCCCGGCCGATGGTGCCTATGCGGTGCTGGCCAGGGCAGGCGGGTCCTCGGACATGGTGGCCGAGCAGGACCCCAACCTGTGCGCCGCAGTGATCATCGCGCAGATTTACTCCCCGGCTGAAGACGCCGCCGAGCGGGCCGCCGCCGCGCTGATGACGGAAATCGAGCAGCTAACCGGATGCCCGGAGCCAGCCGGAGATTCCGGGCTCACGATCCTTGTCGCGGACAAGACACTCGGGCCGACGTTCATCCCCCAACCGCCGGACTCCGGTGAGCCGTACTGCTTTCAAATTCAGGCCGAGTTCACTTTGGCCGAGATGTAGGAGGAGAACCAATGGCCGCTCTTACCACCGTTGTCGCCGCTGCCGGCCTGGCCGGCACTGATCCCACCGCCGGCATGACCGTGGCCACTGCCGCGGACACGTTCCCCGCAGACGGGGAGGTCTGGCTGCGGGTCACGAACACCGGGGCCGCTCCGGTCAACGTGACCGTGACTCCTCCGGCTGGCTCCGGGCCGCGCGGGACGACGATCGCGCCGCAGGTGTTCGGCCCGGTCCCGATCACGACCGGTGACCGGGTGTTCGGCCCGTTCCCGGCGAACCCGTATGCCGACTCATCGGGGAACGTCAACATCGCCGCCGCGCCGGTCGCCGGGACGACGAAGGTCTGCCCGATCAAGTTCTCCGGCTGACCCGGTGACCGCCCGCAAGACGGCCAAGGCCGGGCCTGAGCCCGAGACTCAGGACCTGGCCGAGGTGCCGGTATGCCCGCCGTTCTGGATTGCTGACGTGCCGTTGCCGGTCAGCACGGAGATGGGCAACGGGGCCATCGTCCGGGCGTTCAACCCCGGCGATCTCGTGCCGGTTGACCACGTCGAGCGGTACGGCTGGCAGCAATACGTCCACGCGCCGGACGGTGACTGGCCACCGCCGGACCCCGGCCCGGACCAGGCCGCTGAGCCCAGCGGCGCCAAGCAGACCGGCGACGCCGGCGAGACAGGGAGTGAATGATGGCAAGAGGCAACCCCGCCGGCCTGGCACTGGGACCGGGATACCTGTACCTGTCCCCGATCGGCACGCCGGAGCCGGTGGACCTGATCGCGACCTGGGCGGCGGTGTCCGCTGGCTGGGTCGGCCTCGGGTACACCGCGGACGGCTCCGAGTTTGACTACCAGCTCAACACGTCTCCGGTCCAGGTCGCGGAGGAGCTGGACCCGATCTCCAACGCGCCGGATGGCCGCACGATGTCTGTCCAGTTCTCCCTGGCTGAGATCACCGCGACGAACCTCAAGCGGGCATTCAACGGCGGGACGATCACCGGGGCAACCGGCTGCGTCTACTTCGAGCCGCCGGACCTGGGCACTGAGGTCCGGGTGATGCTCGGCTTCGAGTCCGAGGACCACACCGAGCGGTGGATCTACCGGCAGGCGTTCAACAACGGGCAGATCGCGATGCCGCGTAAGAAGGGCGCTGCTAACGCGGTCATCCCGGTCGTGTTCCTGCTGGAGAAGCCAGCAACCGGCCTCCGGCCGTTCCGTGCGATCATGGCTGCACCCGCGCGGCAGTA